GATTTTTGCTTTTTGGGGTGACTCACCCCCGTACAGGCGATTTTTTCTCGGCACAAGCTACAAGCTTGCGCCAGCAGGGGAGGGTTAAAAAATTGTCAGGGGTGACTCACCCCCCGTATGGGCAATTTTTGCTTTTTGGGCTAAAAAAAATTGTCAGGGGCGACCCGCCCCCCCCTCACCATAGATAAGAACGGTTATGTAGGGTGGGTTTGGGAGGTTTGGGGAAGAGGACGTTGGGCTTATTGAGTTCGTAACAGAGGGCGGTATAGAACTCCTTGAGAGCGTCGAGGTTCCACGATTGGGAGAAATCACCTTGGGCGACCTTATGAGCGGAGGCGCTCAGGAGTAAGGAAAAGTGCTTGTACATAGCCAAGTCACAATCTCCTATGGAGACCTCCCCCTGAGGAGGGAGGTTTTCCTTTAGGAGCATCAGGTCAATGGTTTCCTGAGGGACGCCACAGCCTAGGAGTGACTTGAGGAGGTATTCTTGATTGGTCATAGGCATTGGGTTAGTTCAGGTTCCAGTTTTGGCTACTGATTTGCATCAGTAGGGAGCGAGGGGCGAGGTTCCAAGTAGGGAAAAGGTTGGCGATTCCTTCGGTAACTTCCTTGACGGGGTTTTCCTTAGCGTATTTTTTGATAAGGGTATGTCCGTGTAGGACTTTGAGGGTGTCGGAAGCGGGGAGTTTCAGGTCGATAGGGGCTTTCCAGAAGGTGTTTCCTAGGGTTTTGCTTTCGGAGAAGAGGATGACATCGTCAGCGAAAGGATTGCCAGTAATGCGTGTTCCGTTGGCTTGTTCGAGGGTGATATTCTGGTCGATAAGGATAATCTGAAGTCCTCGGAAGATTTCGGTACGTCGGGCAAGGAAAGCGTTGAGGGTACTGAGGTCGGGGGTGTTGGAAATGCCGGCAACGGAGTGTAGTAGGGAAGCGCAGTTCTTGATGACCTCGTCTTGGTTGATGAGCTTGGCAAAGGTATCGATGTTCATAAAGGCATATTTGTACTGAACGCCGTGCTTATCTCTGCCTATCTTGAGGGCTTTAGGGAAGTCCTTGGAGAGGGGTTTTCCGTCGGTGGTGGTGTGGTAAGGGGTGGCGACGCCGATTTTCTGAGCTGTGGGGATGAGATAATCAACATTGAACTGATTCATAGTGGAAGCGTTATTCTCCTCGGTGAAGGCTACCTTTCCAAGGGATATCTGTTGTAAGGCAATCCACTCGGCACGTGCGGCGATACTTTCCCAGCAATAGCGGGTATCTTCCGCCCAAGCTTCGACCATAGCGGTATTGGGGGTATTGGGAGAGGCGCTGGCGATCATCAGGTCGTAATCGGTCAGGTCGGTTTCATTCTTCTCGCGTGCGATAGAGATTTTAGGGATTTCACCGGATAGCTTCGTGGCAGAGGTACGCGCCTTGGGGGTGAGGGGGTTGCCACGGGAGACGAGGTCGGCAGCGAGGCGGATGCCAGCGTGTGCTTCAATCATCTTCCAAGTGAGTAGGTGGGTCTCCCGCAGAGGGAAGAGGGTAGGGTAGTAGAAGTCATTAAGGTCATAAGTGCTTACGACCGCTTGCATATCGGCTTGGGTGAGGCCGACCATAAGAGAGTTTTGCATAAATATAAAAATTAAAAGGGCGGGTCGCCCCTGACAATTTTGGGGCGGGTCGCCCCTGACAATTTTTTTCTTTTTGGGGTGATAAGAATAATTACCTGTGCGGTTCGCACCGACTCGCCTCTTTTTAAAAGGCTAAAAAATAAATTGTCAGGGGGAGAGAGGTTTTTAGAGGAGTTTTTTGCCGGAGAAGATTTCGGGTTGTTTTTGGGCTTTTAGGTATAGGGCCACTTCCTTGGAGAGGGTAGGGTTGTCCTTGTGTGGCTGTAAGGGGGGTGTTTCGCTGGCGAGTTCTCGGTGAGAGAGGGCTTGGTTGGCTAGGAGGATATCGGCTTGTTTTTCGCGGAGGAAGTGTTCGAAATCCTCTTGAGAGGGGAATTGCATCAGGGCGAAGTCCTTGAGGGTCTGCTGAGTGAAGGTAGGGTCTTGGCAGAGGGTAAGGGCGTCCTTGAGGGCTAGGGTGCGCGTCTGCTGGAGTTGCTGGCTCTGGTAGCGGTCTATTTGTTTCTGTAGGGGAGCGACGGCTTGGGCGACAGCCTGGGCGATATGCTCGGCAAGTGTCTCGTTAAGAGGGGTAGGCTCCATAGTAGGGGTCTCCTCTATGGACATTTGTTCGGGGGTGTTTTCTAAAATAGGATTCATAATATAAGGGTGTTATAAGAGTGTGAAGCCACACGGGCGATTTTGGGGCGGGTCGCCCCTGACAATTTTTTTCTTTTTAAAAGGCTAAAAAATAATTCTCAGAGGGTGTGAAGCCAGTGCGAAGCCGTACGGGCGTTTTTTTTTGCTAGAAATAGTTGTCTGAGGGTGTGAAGCCACACGGGCGTTTTTTTCGGCACAAGCTACAAGCTTGCGCTAGCGAGGGTTTCCTTTCTTTTAAGGATTACTAGAAATAAATTGTCTGGGGTGACTCACCCCTAAGAAGTATTCTTTTCAACGGTGCAAAGGTACAACAATAAACAACAACAAACAAATTTTTAGAGGTTAAATACATAACAATTGTTTGTTAATGAATGTTAATAAAATCAAATTAACGTCTGTAGCTGTTAATTAAGTTAATTGTAAGTTAAAAACGTGTTTTTTTTTTTTTTTTGTATAAAATAGTTACATTTGTGCCGGATTTCAGACAAGCCTTATTTAGATTTAAGTACTAATAATCATTGACACCAAGCTGTTGGAAATCTCATCGATTAAAATTTTTTCATTAATTGCCCTACGCCGAGAGATGTGGGGTAATTTTTTTGAACGTAAGGGTCAGGGGAGCCAGATAGTGGGGCTGGGTAGTGATAGGGGGTTGTAGGGAGTGCTGAAGGCACTTGACAAGGAAGGCGCTTTCCTTATGTGAGGGGTCTATCATCTTGAGGGTGATAGGTTCCTTGTTGCTCAGCAGTGCGATTAGGAGGGATAGCTGCTCTTGGGCATCCGCTTGGGAAGGGAGGTGTAGGTACCCCTTGAGGGTGATAGGGGGCGCATTGGAGGAGGAGAGGTCATATAGTCCGGTTACTTGGGTGATATAGATGCCTAAGGAGGCTATAGGGGTATGGTTGAGGTAATAAATCATATAGGGAGTGTATTAGTTAAACTTCTGGAAGAAATCTTTGAGTTTGCCATTTTTTTCATATTGATAAAGAGCAGCGATAATCCACTGTGGCGGGTATTTTCCTTTGGATAGAATAAAGATATGCTTGACGGCTTTGCTCACGGGATACAATAGGGTCATTGCCTGTAGGGAGCTCTCGAAGACCTCAGTGACGAGGGAATCGCCCAGAGGTACTTCCAAGGAGGCGAGAAGGAGGTATACAGCGCCTATCTGTAGGAGCATCAGGGAATTCTTCATCAAGAAACGGTCTATCTGGAAAGAGCCTCTGCGGAGGTGGTAGATAGCCCCTACGCACATCTGGAGGAGGCATACACACAGGAGGGCACCTAGGAAGCTCTGGTGGTGTTCGTGCCACGCGCATAGGTACTTATAGAGGACAATCAGGGGGGTGCTCTGCCAGAGGAGTTGCCAGAGGTAATGGAGCCTATCACGCCACGAAATGGGCTGTTCAAAACTGAAGAAAAGAATGAGTGCAGTGATAAAAGACATTGTTTTGCTATTAAAGATTAAATAAAGGGTGCGAAGCCGCACGGGCGTTTTTTTTCTTTTTGGGGTGATAAGAGTGTGAAGCCAGTGCGAGTCGCACAGACAGTTTTTGCTTTTTGAGGTTAAGAATAAATTCTCAGAGGCGAGTCGCCTCCCACACGGGCAATTTTCTTAGCACAAGCTACAAGCTTGCGCCAGCATACAGGGGCTTTCTAGGAATAAAAAAATAATTGTCAGGGGTGACTCACCCCTAGGGGTTCTTGAGCGATGCCAGCGCGTGCGATAGCTTCTTGGTGTGATATCAGGGGCTTGCCACCGCAGGCTTTGAGCCAGTAGTCCAGCTGTTCGTCCTCGCTATTGAGGCTATAGGGTGTAATCTCGGGCTGTACCTCTAGGGAGTCGCAGGCCTCCTTAAGGGGTAGGTGTAGCTGTGCGATATAGGCTTTGAGGACGTTGATACGCCTAGCGAGGTACTCGTCGAATATCTCACGCTTGTACTGCACCTTCAGGTGGGCGTCCATAAAAAGGAGCTTGAGGGCTACGCCAGAGATGCCCCCTACCCTGCGGACGCTCTCAAAGGAGATGTCAGGAGTCTGGGTAAGGGTATAGATGAGCCTTAGCAGGGTGTCAATCTCTAGGGAGACCGACTCAGGGGCATTGTGCCAAGAGACGTACTCCATAGAAGATTCCTTGTCCCCCTCGATGACAGCGCCCGATTCGCCCTTCTGGCTCCAGCCGTGGATGGTACCCTTGACGAATATTTTCGGGCTGGCGTGGTAGTCATTGGTATCGGCGAAGTTGGATAGCAGGTGTTCGAGCCGTTCGATAAGTCCATCTACTCCCTTGGTCTCGTGTCCCTCTTGGCAAGCATAGATGACGGGAATTTTTCCGATAGGGTTTGCCTTAGGGTATCCCTCTACGGGGATATACTGCCCATTGACCTGCTTGAAAAGGTAATGCAGATGTGCGGTATAGGTCTCGAAGTAGTAGGTGTCAGGAGCGCCTACCCTTTTGTATTCTCTGGAGAAGGCTACCATATCGCCTACTTCGTTATAGTAAGGATATAGGGTGTCTCCTAATGCGGGGGATAGTAGGGTACACTTAAGAGTAAAAAGGGTAGTATTTTCTCCTCTAGAAGAGTGCCTATTTAGGGGTACAGGATACCATAGTTCCGCACACTCTCCATAACTCATCACGTTGCGTGCTATACGTCGGTTAAGGGAATCGGTTTTTGCCTGTAAGAGGATGTGCTTTAGGTGCTTGAATACCTGCTGTTCTTGAGGGTCTTTGGGGTTGGCGAGGTAGGCTACGGGGTTTCCGAATAGGAAAGCTACAGCGCGCCCTATGATGAGCTCTTGCAGTGGCAAGGCGATGCGTGCTACGGGTTCTATACGGGTGGTGGTTACCCCGTCAATCTGTTCGCTTACGTGCTTATCCCTTCGGATAGCGGGGTTAAGCACCTTGTGAGCTTTCAGGTCAAGGGCTTTGCGAGCGGAGTCGAGGTCAGGGAGCGGGAGGGAACGTCCGCTCTTGAGTTGGGCAACAAAATCATTCATAGGGGTTGTTTTTAGAGGGTTCTGCCGAAGAGGGTGGCGATATCGGAGGCGTTGGACTTGCGGGGATTTCTGGCTTCTAGGGTTCCAGTGAGGGCGTCAGGGGCGTCGTCGTGAGGGTTTTTGCCGGTGCGTAGGTATCCGGTGAGGTCACGGGCGAAGTCGGCAAAGCGTTCTTTCCATCCTATGGGCATCTGTATGAGTAAGGGGGGCAGAAGCGGCGTAGGTGAAGATGCGGGTAGCCTTATGGGCGCGCTGGTAGAAGGTTTCTACGCGGATGGTGGGGTGTCCTATCTCTAGGCAGATACGCTCTAGGTTGCGGGCAAAACTACGTCCGCCATTATTACTCTCTACAAGGCAGTGGGTAATGAGGTGTTTTTTCAGTAGGGCAGCGACGGCAGTTTCGGTCTGTTCCATAGGCTTCTGTGTATAGAGTACGTCGAGGACGTAGTTCGCATCATCGGCTTCTATATAGCAGATAGCACATAGGTAATCAGCACCCGTATCGGCGGTATCTATATAGGCTTTTCTAGTGCCTTTGGGTAGCTTCTCTTGAGGGTTGTACTCAGTGAAAGGCTCATACATCAGTCCTTCTTGAGGCTTAGGGTCTTGCTGATAGAGGGATTCGAATACCTGAGGGTTGCGCTTACGAGAGGCGAGGAGCTTCTGTAGGGCGTGTTTTTCAGGCCATAGGGGTTCTCCTTCGGCTCTGGGGTCGGTAGCAGAGGGGGCACCTATCTTGATGGCAGGGAAGGTAATGAGGTGCCACCCTTGAGGGTTGTTCTCGGGGTGATAGGTACCTTCTTGGTCGAGGAGCTTTCCGGCAAGGTCGTCGGGGTGCCATCGTGTCATTACAAGGAGTTGCTGGCTGAGGTTATGCAATCGGGTATGAGCGACGGTCTCGTACCAATCAGAAATGCGTTCGCGTATGGTGGGCGACCAAGCGCTTTTGGCGTCCTTATAGAGGTCGTCCATAATGAGGATATCCACGGGTTCGCCAGTGAGGGCGCCTCCTACGCCAAGGGTCTTGAACCCTCCTGAGAAGCCTACACACTCACATTCGTCGGCATTGCGTACCCAAGAGCCCTTAGGGGTAGGGGCATCGTGTGCTAGGCGGGTGTTGGGGAATAGCTGGTGGTACTCAGTGGAAGAGATTACCCTCTGGAGTTCTCGGTTGAACTTACGCGCTTTGGCGGCGGAGTAGCTGACGATAGCCACGCGCTTGTGAGGGTTGAGCCCTAGGAGAAAGGCGGGGAGCCTACGGGTGGCGCCCTCACTCTTGCCGTGCTGAGGGGGCATACATATCATCAGCTTCTGGATACGCCCTAAGGCAAAATCCGTCAGGGTGCGGTAGTAATACTGATGAAATCCAGCAGGGGCAAAACTAGGGAAAGTGAACTGGGTAAAAGCCAACAGGTCAGCACGTTCTTTTCCGAGAACTACATTTAAGTTGTTTTGTTCTAATTCTGTAGTATCTTCATTGTCCCACTCAGCGATTTTGGCAAGGAGTGTAATGGCGGCGATTTGTTCCCTAACGGCGGGGAAAAGGGTCTTATCACCTTGTGTAATGGGGTTTGCCTGAGCGATATCCCATAAGATAGAGAGAGCCTCTTGTTTCATAAGTGAATAAAAAAGTGTTATAGTTAGGTTTTAATTACGGTGCAAAGGTACGACATTCTAGGCGGAAAATCAAGGTAAGAGGAGGTTAAAAAGAGGCAAATTATTTGTTATCGACTGTTAAGGAGGCGACTCGCCTCTGAGAATTT